TATCATAGCCCTCGCGCCTGAGGGTGAAGTTGTACTATTCACGAAACAAGTCGAGCGGGAGGGCGGCTACGCCTATCCTGCGTACCGTAAGCCGCGCGGTGAAGGCGCGTGGTACGTCAATATAGGCAGCTTTATCGAATCGCGCTTCGACGGTCAACGCGTCAGCGCGGGTGCTGCGTTCTGTGAGAACGTCTGGTGTCTGGTGTTGGATGACATCGGGACTAAATCGAAGACCCCACCCATTCGCCCAACGTGGGTCATTGAAACGTCTAAGGACAACTACCAATGGGCCTATGTCTTTCGGTTAGACGATCAACCGCATAAGTCGGTCTATAGCGCGGCGATCAAGGCCATAGCCGCTGCGGGCTATACGGACCCCGGCGCTATCAATCCGGTGCGCAATATACGCATTCCAGGGTCTATCAACCTCAAGCCCGGACGCGGGCGGTTTGCCGCGCGCTTGGTTGAATTCAACCCGTCGCGCGAGTTTAGCCTTGAAGAGATCTGCAACGCCCTATCAGTCGTGCCGGGTGAAGCGGAGACTAACAACTTCCGCCCCGGCATCCTAAAGGATGACGGGTCCGATGATGTACTGGCGTGGCTGGTCGAGCGTAAAGAAGTAACCCAAGCCGGTAACCCTGCCGGATGGTGGGGCGTGATATGCCCTAATAGTGCAGAGCACTCGGACGGTAACCCGGAAGGCCGCTATATGCCCGCTTCGCGGGCCTACTGTTGTCTGCACTCGCATTGTACTGAGTGGGACTCTACGCGGTTTCTTGCATGGGTTGAAGAGCAGGGCGGTCCCAAGCGGACCTATGGCCTACGTGATGAGTTATTGGCGTCGGTTGTAAATGGCGCGTTGTCTAAATTGACGCCTTCCGAGATGTTCACCGATGACGCTAAAGCCGTGATCGCCCAAGTCGAGGCGCGCGAACTGGGTCGGGTCGAGCGGTCAGGTTGGCACGAACGATTTGCTTACATTCAGTCAGATGACGCGTACTTTGATCTTATAGAGCGTCGGGAGATCACGCGCCGCGCGTTCGATTCTACTTATCGCGGGATCAAGTGCCTATCCATTCACCAGACCGGCAAAAGCCCGCGCTTGATTAATGCGTCGCTATGGTTTGACGAGAACCGTCAGGCGTGCGGGGGTCGCATCCTAAACGGGATTACCTACGCGGCGGGCGATTCGGTCCTTGTGTCGCGCAATGGCGAGGTGTTTGGGAACTGGTGGCGCAACGCGCGGCCGCCTGTGTCTGGTGTGGTAGGCGATATATCTATATGGCTTGACCATTGCGCGCGCTTGGTCCCAGAGCGGTCAGAACTTGAGCATATATGGGACGCGATGGCCTATAAAGTCCAACACCCAGAGATCAAGATCAACCACGCTATCTTGCATGGCGGCGATGAGGGCTGCGGCAAGGACACCATGTGGGCGCCGTTTATATGGGCGGTCTGCGGTGATGGCAAGATCAACCTCGGAATTGTCGATAATGACTCTATATCGTCTCAATGGGGATATCAGTTAGAGTCGGAGATCCTGCTGATCAACGAGCTAAAAGAACCAAACGCGGCAGACCGGCGGCAGTTAGCGAACAAACTTAAGCCGATCATCGCCGCGCCTCCCGATGTGCTGCCGATCAATCGAAAGGGACTTCATCCCTATATGATGCTCAATCGCGGGTTCGTGCTCGCGTTTACCAATGACTTAGTGCCGATCTCGCTCGGTTCTCAGGACCGCCGATGGTTCTGCGTTTGGTCCCATGCGCCGCGCATGAGCGAAGCGGCCGGCCGCGCGATGTGGGATTGGTTCAACGCGGGCGGATTCGACTCGATTGGATCTTGGTTATATGCGCGGGACGTTAGCCGGTTCAATCCGGCCGCTACCCCGGCAATGACTGAATTTAAGGCCAACCTTGTCGAGAACTCAATGTCGAACGCGGAGTCTTGGTTACTTGAGACGATCCGCGCGCGCCGTTCCGTGTTTGCGCGTGGCGTGATCGGTTCGCCGTTCCAAGGCGTTTGCGACACTTTAGGCGCGCTCGCTCCTGCGGGAGTGAAGTTGTATCAAGCCGCTCTGCTTCACGCGCTCAAGGAGGCCGGATGGATAGATTGCGGCCGCTTATCGGCGCGCGCGTTGCCTACCCGCAAGCACATATTTTGCGCGCCTGATAACGCGGGAATGAGTGCTTCGGACCTTCGGCGCGCAGTCGAGCCGGAAGTTACGATGGGTAACGTCACGCCGATAACGGCGGCAAGATAAAAAAACCCGCCTTTCGGCGGGTCTCATAAGTCAAGGATAATTACTAGGATTGCGGCAAGTACCGCCGCAATCACTAACGACACAGCGCCGCAATAATGGCGTCGGACAGGATGATCGAGCACACGATAACCCAGCCGATCAGCGCGCCGGTTGCGATTGTTTCGATTTTCATTCGTCGACCTCCGGTTCGGCTTCGTAGTGTCCAGCGATCTCATGCCAATTGACGTCCGCGATAAACGCGCGGGCGTAATCGCGCGCCAATCCTTCGGTACTCGACCCGTCAATATACTCTTCCGCGATCTCGCGCGCCGTGTCAGCGCTGAGGGTTCCCTCATATCCGTCAAACAGTTCGAGGTTGACGCGCCAAGTTGCGTAGTTAGTCCAGCCGTTATAGTTGCTCATGATGTTTTCCTTACAGTGTAGAAAATGCGTCAAACGTCCACGAAGGCGCGGCGTAGTTAGTTAGCCCCGTCATATCCCGGTAGGGCATGAGTACGCCGAAAAACTTCGTGTCGTTGAGCGTGATCGGCGCGGCCGATCCGCCATTGTGCCAAATTTTAAGATTAGCTTTCGATCCCAAGCATTTATTGGCGGCGGCGAATTTGGCAATCAACGCGGGATCAAACTGAGCAACTTCGCCACTGCATTGTTGCGGAATGACGCGCGCAATGTCGGGAAATCTCCCGTCGACGGCCGACCATGAAACAGTTGCGCCGCCAACTACGCTAATCGTCCCCGTCACGCCGTCGGTTGTTTCGATTACCGCCGCGTCGAGGCCGTTTTTTGCTGGCTTAAGCATCTTGATAACGTCGAGCGGCAACAGAAACGAAACCTTGTCGTCGACCTCATTTTCGGCCTCGACGATGCGGTACATCCCAACGCAAGTTCCGTTCGTCGCGGTCAAGATTGTTTGGGTTGCGTTTGCCTCGACGCGGACGCTGACCATGTAAAAACGGATTTCCTTATCGGCCGCAAGTTGCGCGACGGCGTGAAGTGCTGAGAGTTTTACGTTGATTTTCATATGCTTTCCTTAGTGTAGTGAAGTGTAACGACGCGCAACTTGCGCGCCGTGTGTAGAGATTACCGCGCGCGCCGCGTCGCTGTCAATAGATGTTTGACACGATTTTCACAACCAGCAGTTGTAGGCAACGTGTCAGCAGAATGTCAGCAATGGCGCGGGAATGATTGCCTACGCTCAACGTCAATATTGGCGCGGGTTCCAGCCGATGTTAGTCAATGTCAGCAATACTTTTTTGATATTTGTTTCAAAAGTCAATTTTTATATATAGGGAGTTTAGCTGTACGAGTGGTCGCCAAACCCCCACGCGTTCTGAGCCAGCGCGATTTTTTTCCATTGCTAACATTGCCTACATTGCTAACATTTTGGCCCGCAAGCATGAGTTACACGTTTTATAAGAATCCAAAATTATTGCTAACAATGACTAACATACGTTCTACGTTTTATAAGGAGTCAAAACCATTGCTAACAATGACTGACATTTTTGCCGTTTAACGCGAGGCCCCCGGGTAGGGCCTTGGCCCGACCGGTCACGGAAACGCACCCCCCGCAAACATTTTTTGAAAAATTTTTTTTAATTTTTTTCGGTTGCTAACATTGCTGACATTGCCTACACTCCAGTCATGTTCAAATCTTTGCCACTAACAGTTCGTGATGTTCGGGCAACAGAGGCGCGTCTTCAGTCCATCTATGACGCGGCGAAGTTAGGTCTAAAAGGTGACTCGTTGGCGCTGGCCGCTGGTATGCTGCCCGCTGAGTATCGGCAACTGTGTCAGCTAGACCCGGTTGCAGAAATGGCCGAAAAGAAAGGGCGCGCAGACAACGAGCGCGAAATCTCAAAAGTGCTGCACGACGCGGCGTTAGGTGGCGACTCCAAGGCGGCGTTAGAGATCCTGCGTCACCGGCACGAATGGACAGCCAAGCAAGAAGTCAGCGTTGACGTGTATCAGCGGATCAGCATTACCCAAGCCCTAGAAGCCGCGCAAACCAGAGTGCTAGAGAATGCAAAAACCGATCTATACATCAGCCGAAGAGCAGACGTTGATGACGCGGTTGTGGTCACCCGCGATAGCGAACGATCCTGAAGCGTTTGTATTGTTCGCGTTCCCTTGGGGACAACCGAACACACCGTTAGCTAAATTCCAAGGCCCGCGCAAATGGCAGCGCGAGATTCTGCGCGACATCGCCAAACACATCAAAGCCAACGAGGGCAAAGTCAACATGGACACGCTGCGCGAAGCGGTGTCCAGCGGGCGGGGTATTGGTAAGTCGGCGCTAGTTAGCTGGTTGATCTTGTGGATGCTGTCCACGCGTATCGGCTCGACGGTCATCGTGAGCGCCAACAGTGAGGCGCAGTTAAGGTCTGTCACCTGGGGCGAACTGACCAAGTGGCAAGCGATGATCATCAACAGCCACTGGTGGGAAATCAGCGCGACTAAGATCGTACCGGCGCAATGGCTGACCGAACTGGTCGAGCGCGACTTAAAAAAAGGTACGCGTTACTGGGCAGCGGAAGGCAAACTTTGGTCAGAAGAAAACCCAGACGCTTACGCCGGGGTACACAACCACGACGGCATGATGTTGATCTTCGACGAGGCCAGCGGTATTGCTGACGCGATCTGGGCGGTGGGTGCCGGGTTCTTTACCGAGAACATCCTAGACCGTTATTGGTTTGCATTTAGCAACCCCCGGCGTAACAGCGGGTATTTCTTTGAGACGTTTAATAGTAAGCGTGACTTCTGGCAAACGCGCCAGATTGATGCCCGGACGGTCGAAGGAACAGACAAGCAGGTCTACGAGCAGATCATTGCGGAGTATGGCGAGGATTCGATCCAAGCGCGCGTTGAAGTCTACGGCGACTTCCCAAGCGCGGGCGAAGATCAGTTCATCTCGCCAATGATTGTCGAGGACGCATTCAAGCGGCCTAAGTACAAAGATGAAACCGCGCCTATAGTAATAGGGGTTGATCCGGCAAGGGGTGGATTGGACTCAACAGTCATTGTTGTCAGACGCGGGCGTGACATCGTGGCGATCAAGCGCTACAAGGGCGAGGATACAATGTCGATTGTCGGGCGTGTGATTGACGCGATTGACGAATACAAACCGACGCTAACTGTTATAGATGAAGGCGGTTTGGGCTACGGTATACTTGACAGGCTAACGGAACAGCGGTATAAGGTACGAGGGGTAAACTTTGGTTGGAAAGCCAAGAACCCTGTCATGTGGGGCAACAAGCGGGCTGAAATGTGGGGTGCGATGCGCGAGTGGCTACGGTCAGCCAGCATCCCGCAAGACAAGATGCTCAAGGATGATTTGGTTGGGCCGATGAAAAAGCCCAACTCGGCTGGAACGATCTTTCTGGAAGGCAAGAAAGAAATGAAGTCTAGAGGATTGGCATCACCTGACGCAGCCGACGCGCTGGCGGTGACCTTTGCTTATCCTGTAGCGCATCGTGAGTACACGGAAAAAGCGCGT